GTTGTCCTTTTGAGAAGGACAGGTTTCGGTGGATGTGTCCTTTTTAGAAGTTTCCTCTGTCGTTGGGGTGAGTTGCTGAATCTGCGACCTATAGTAACTTCTGCGGTCTGGATCTTCAATGTATTCGACTATGATTGAAGCGACCTCATGCAGTTGTTTGAACTTCGCATCGGTATTCCCCTCATGGGAGATTTTCGGTGCATGATCTAAACTGACGGGTTCTTTGCAATCGCAATGGCTGAACTTGTGCGTGGTGTTGTCGCAAGTCGGGTTAGCTGGTTCCGTGCTTTTGATCTTGGAGAAGCCGTTGTACCACTCCTCCATTGTGATCTTGAACTTCTTCCCACACTTTGAACATTGTTCATATGTTTTGCCATTATGAGATGCCTTGATGATTGAGGGATTGTTGCACCTGCACTCGTTGACTGGCTCCTCTGGCGCGGGGGCTAGTGCGTCACGGAGTCGATAAATTACTAAAGCGGTTGGCTCTGCGTCTTTCCACAATGGCGTTTCCCAGCGTTCAACGACCGCTTGTGCGGCGGATCGGAGCTTCTGGTTTTTGTCGCGCTCCTGTGTGTAAGCCTCGCACCAGCTATCCCGCACATTCTCGGTTTCCTGCCATAGCTCACGGAGCCTTGCGATCTCGTTGGTTTTCTGGGTCAGGTCTTTGGTCATGTCACATAGGGCGTGATAAAGCTCTATTGAATCGGATTGTGCAGTTAGCATGGATTGATTCTTGCGAATGGTTTCTGCCCCTCGCAGGATTTGGTTAATCTTGTCTTGGATTCCGTACATATCAGTTGATGTCTTCTGGTTTCACTTCTCGCTTCATGGCGTTCAGTAGATCGCAATGGCGTTGCGCTGTAGTTTCGTCATCGAATGCCGCTTCCATAGGCCAATCAGCGGTTGTACCCATGTTTTCATCAATGAAATCAATGTAGTCGCGCATGAGTTTACGGAGCCTTGCGACCTCGTTGTAGGGTGTGTCGGTTTGTTTCATTTTTGGTTTTGGAATCCTTCGATTATCCCTGCGTAGTGGTGGATCTGTTTGACGAGTGCTTCGGCTTTCTCGGCTCGCTCTTTCCAATGAGCAGCCATCATGTCGCCACGCCTTGCAGCATCCATGACCATCTCTTTGAGCCTTGCGACCTCGTTGTTGGTTTCGTTGTTCATTTTACCTCTCCCTTCTTCTCGAGCTTTCGGCACGCCATGTAGCCAAGCTCGAAGGCCAACCGGAACCGCTCCATGGCATCGGTGATGACCGTGTTGTCGGCATTCAATGCCCTCACACCTTCGGTCTTCCAGTAGCGCTTCCAGAGCGGGTCCTCGGCATAGGTGCCGGGATTCTTCACGATGTCGAACCCCCCGAAGTCCATCGGGATGGTGTCGCGGTCACGGGTGATGGCGGCATGACGCCGCTTATCCTTTGCTGATTGAGCCGCCCTCCTGCGCTTCTCCTCAGCAGCCTTGTAGGCATTCTGTAGCTTGTTGTCGGTATTGCTCATGCGGCTTGTTGGGTTGGGTTGAGTGAGTCGAGCGCGGCGGTGACCTTGGTCAGGAAGTCCGAGCGATTGCCGTCATTCACGATGACCCGCTGGCTGATGATGTGCTGGGTCTCACTGTCGTGTTGCTCGCACTGGTGGACATCCTTCCTGACGATCCGCAGCGTCGACCCGCCGAGACGCAGCACGGCGTCGAGCTCGTTCGGATACCTGAGGTCGTCGATCACAAGCCTTTGGCCATTCTGGAGTCGCCAGACAGCCTCCCTCATCCAGGCATTCACCCAAATGTCGGGGTGGATCAGCTTGCGACCCCACTCGGTGCCGAGTGTCTGCATGGCACGTCGCGGGCTGGCTCCTCCCAGCAGGTCGCAGGAAACTTCTTTCTGATCTCCCTCCAGGTGCCGGTCCTCGAGTCCCAGCACACGGAGCATCTCCTTGATCGGGTGAGCGAACTTGAGCAGGGTGTATCCGCGCTCGACGAGGTGGGCGGCAGCCGTGCTCTTCCCGCACCCTGCCGGGCCGATGAAGGCGACCACGCTTGGCCAGTGCTCGGACCATTCGGGCATTTTCAGGTCGGGGAATGGGTGGATCACTCCGAGGGGTTCCTTACGCGGCTTGAATGTCAGGTTCATGGTCGTGGTCGGGGATGGCGTTCTCTTCGGTGTTGTAGAGCGGGATCTCGGCAAGTTGGCTCCCGTCGACGGAATTGCGCTGGCGCTCCCTCATGTGGGAGGGGGTCATGATCCATGTGAGGTCGGCCCTTGTTAAGAGGGTGACCGCACCGGGAACCAGTCCGAGACGCTGTCGGAACTTCCACGCCTGCCAGTGGACGGCATCGGTCGAGACGTAGTCGCAGAATTTCTCAAAGTAGGGACCCATCAGGAACTCGATCAGCTCGGCCACCATGCGCGGGGCCCGGTAGCCGAGCGGGCTGTACCTCCAGTCGAGACCGATCTGATAGCGCCACTTCTCCTTCACGACCTCCTGAGCCCGCACGCAGCCGAGCTCGCGGAGGGTGACGTAGTCCTCGACCGCCTGCTCCATCATGGCGATGGTCAGGGATCGGATGGGGTTCTCGATGAGTTCCATGGTGCGTTAGGCTGAGGGCGGAGAAACGGGGGCTGGAAAGCAGGCACGGAAAGCTTTCACAAGCTCTGGATCATTTTTTGGATAGTCCCCCTTCATCAGCAGGAGCTTGGCCAGATTCGCCCAGGCATCGCGGGTCCGGATGAGCTCGCCCATCTTGTCGAGCATGGCGTCGATCGTCGCAGCGGTGCCGGGACGGGGCGACGATGCCGGTGCCGCTGAGAAGGCCGGTCGGCCCAGCACCTCTTTGTATGGCTGCTTGGATGGTTCCTTGTGGGGTTCCTTGGAGTTGTAGTCTTTCATGCGGTTTGTTTCTTTTGGCGGATGGACCCGAAGTAGAAGCTGTTCGGCTCGCGCCACTGGGGATCGCGCTCGCGGAGCCACTTGTCACAGGCCAGTCGCATGAGCCGGGCATCGCCGTGGGAGATCTCGGCAGGGCCGTCTGCCTGAAGCATCCGGAGGGTCTTGCCATTCATGCGGGGATTGGTGGAGGTCATGGGGATTAGGAAGTTGGGAGTTGGGAGTCGGGAGTTGGGGCAGAGATTTGGTTGAGCTCGACCTTGAGGAACTTCTCGGGCTCGCGTTCCCAGGCAGAGCGGACGAGCTCCTTACTCAGGCCGAAGGCTAGGAATGTCCGCTTGAACATCCCCCCGTTCTCGGCCAGCACCCGCACATCCACCGCCGGGACCATGACCGAGTCCGGCTGATGGATGACGTAGGGCTGGCCGAGAAGGATCCTCGAAATGGTGAGTGGCTTTTTTGCGTCGGTGCTCATGGAGGCTTAGGCGGCCTTCTTGGTGTAGCCCTTCTGGCGGTGCTCTTCGGAGTTTGAGTACTTCCGGTCGGTGCAGTCACGGAAGCGGGTCTTTTCCCCGTCAAACATCAGCTCAATCGGGCCGACAGGGCCGTTGCGCTGCTTGGCCACGATCAGCTTGGACGGCTCGGAGGGATCCTCCTTGTTCCGGTTAAGCAGGAGCACCACGTCGGCATCCTGCTCGATGCTCCCCGACTCGCGGAGGTCGGAGAGCTTCGGCTCGCCGCGTCGCTCGGCTTCCCTATTCAACTGGGCCAGGGCGATGATGGGGATGTCGAGCTCCTTGGCCAGGGTCTTGAGCCCCCCGGTGATGTCGGCAATCTCGAGCGCCCGGTTCGCATCGCCCCGCTTGGAGGGGCAGCGCATGAGCTGGAGGTAGTCGATCACGATCAGGCCGATCTTGTGCTGGAGCTTCAGCCTCCGCGCCCGGGCCCGCAGCGCGTAGAGCGAGAGACTCGGGGTCTCGTCGATCCAGATATTCTGCTGGGAGACCCGGCTCCCGGCCGTGGTGATCCGGGGGAAGTCCTGCTTGGAGAGGAAGCCGTCCCTGACCCGCTGGAGGCTGACATCGGCCGAGGCGCAGATCATGCGCTGGGCCATCTCCATGCCGCTCATCTCAAGGCTAAAGAGCGCGGAGCCAAATCCCTTCTCAGCGGCGTGCTGGAGGATATTCATGGCCAGGGCGCTCTTACCCATCGACGGCCTCGCGGCCAGGACGATGAGCTGGCCTCCCTTGAACCCGTTGCACATCCGGTCGAGGTCGACGAATCCGCTCGGCACCCCCAGCACGCCAGTGCCGCGGGCCTTGTAGGCGTGCTCGAACTGGTCGATGGCCTGCCCGATGAAGTCGCGAGCGGGCTTGAGCAGCTCGTCCTGCTTGGCAAAGGTGGCGCGCAAGTTGAAGAACGCGGTCTCCACATCGTCGAGGAGTTGGTCGGGGTTGCCCTCGTCCTGGTGGTTCGCCGCGAGGGCGACGGCGTCGTAGCCGGTCTGCCAGATCCGGGTGAGAGCCCACTTCCTCCGCACCTCGTCCAGGGCGCGGGGCATATCCATGACGGTCGGCGCCGCCATGGCGATCTCGGTGAGTGTCGCCACGCCACCCGCATCCTCGATCCGACCCATGTCGATGAGGTGCTGCTGGACGCCGATCAGGTCGCACCCCTGATGCTGGTGGAATCGCTCGAGGATCGCCTCGACGATGACGCGGTGACCGCCCCCGCGGAAGGCATCGGGACCGATGGACTCGATGACCGAGGGGATGCAGTTCGCAGGGTCCTGCATCATGCAGGAGAGGACGATCCGCTCATGCTCGGGCGACGGATTCGGCAGACGCTCGAAGGGATTGGCGCTCATGCGGCCTCCTCGGGTTCGGGAAGATGGCACCAGTGAGTTATCACGGAATCGATCTCCTCATCGAGGTGGGCATTCCACCATTTCTCTGACTCATAAACGGCGATGAAATGCGCCTCACCATCCCATGCCAGGACGCAGATCGGACGATCAGGAAGCCATGAGTCAGCGGTGCTCCAATTCACTCCAGATCGCTCTGGGGCGATACCTGGTTGATCATCAAGTCGAACGGTGATCATGCGGCCTCCTCGATTGCAGAAACCTCGCTACCTGATTGCTCGCGGATCTCGGCCTGCACGCTGGCAGGCAGGAGGCTGAAGCTGTTCGGGAAGTTGGCCCCAGTGATCCCCTCGGGGAAATTCTGCGGATAGCGATCGACCAGGATCTCCCTCCACCGGGCAGGAACAGAATCCGCCGCCCTTTCTTTTTTTGCAAAATTTGCGCCCTTCTTTTTCGCGATTTCGGCGGCACGCTGGATCTCTCCGTTCCAGTTGTTCAGAAGGGTCGAGAGATCCCTCCGACGATACTCGGCCACCTCGCCTCCCTGGGCAAAGTACCACTCGAGCAGCAGCCAGTCCCCTTCGGAAGTGCTCTCGACCGCCACTTTGTTTTTTTTCCAAGAACGGATCTGGCTTGAGTCGAGCTGGGTCGAGGGTCGCATCCTGAAGAGCATCTTGGCCCGGTGAAGGCTGAGATTTTCCTCGAGCAGGTCTGTCTGTTCGTCCCCTCCGGGGACTATAGGGGATATATTGGGTAGTGGGTTATGGGTGGAAGCAAGTGCCGAGCCTGTGCTTTGCACCTGCTTAGCATCTGCCTTGCTTTTGCTTTGCTTCTGCTTGGCAGTTGCTTTGCCGCCTCTTTTGCCAGCCTCTTTTTTCATCTCAGAAATACGGTTGGTAGCAGCGATTTCCTCATCACAACGGCCATGGATCCATCCGATTTCTTCCAATTTGAAGAACTCTTGAAGAACTGCACTGATGGTTTGCTCCGGCAGACGGCACCGCTTGCTAAGCATCTGCTTGTCATCTGCTAGGGGTGCCTCGTTTAGGTAATAAAGGTCCATCAGTCTGCGGTAGCAAAGGTCCTCCTCATTGCTGAGATGAGGTGTGCTTACCGCGTAGTCCTTGAGGTTGAATTTGTAGTAATGCACTGATCAGGCCCTCCCCTTAAAACGTGGCCTCTCTGTACAGCTCCAAAACTTGATCACCTCGGGATCCTTCATGCATCCGCTCATGATCATCCCCCGGCACCACTGGCTATTATCAGCAACCCGGACCCGCATGACGTCGGCATTCCCCGGCTGACGTGCCAGGACGAGGCGAGGATTCACCACATGGGCGCTCTGCACGATGAGGGTGTCCTCCTGGGCGAGCCGGGCCTCAAGCTTGGCCATCCCAGCGGCGGTGATCCGGACAAATCCCGCCTCGCGGGTGTAGTCCTTCCCAGCCTCAAGCAGACCCTTGCGGAGCCATGTGACATCCTCGGCGGTGATCCCGAGCTTCTCGGCCGCGCCGACCTCGCTGTAGGTGATCCCGAGCCCGATCACTTCCGCCGGGCTCTTTTTTTCAAATTGCTGAGGTGATGAAGCAGGGGTGGATGCTTGGGAGGGATCCTGAACGCTCAGGATGGCCTGTGGCCGCGTTTTTTTTCCAAAGAGGGACGCGAGTGCGGATGCCGCCCCCCCTTCTTTTTTGGGTGTGTTTTCGTTGGTCATGGTGTGGTGTGTTAAGTGGGTTGGATCTGGATGGGTGGGGAACGATTGAAATAAAATTTCTGAGAGTCCTATCAGTCGCGGTTTCTGGGCCGCGGCTTCGCAGCGGACCCCCTCCCCCCCTCCTTGGCTCGGCTGGCCTTCGACTTCGATGCCGGGGTTTTCCTGGGCGATTTAATGGACAATTCCGTAGCAGGAGGCGTAGCAGTTTCAGCTTCTACAGAGTCGGATACTGCTGAAGCATCTGATTGCCCATCAGCTGATGGGGATTGTATGTCAAATTGATCAGGTACGATTTCACATACAGGATCCGAATCGACCTGGGCGATCTCCTGCATCCAGGCATCCGGATCGACATCGAGGAGGGCCGCTATTGACTGAACATTCTCGCCACCAGGATTGGTCTCAGCAGCATCCTCGACCAGCTCGGCATCGATCACCGGGAGATCGTCTAGCATCCGCTCGAGTCCTGCGGCGACCTGGGCGATCTCCACCTTCTCGACGCGGGCCGTCACGCCACCAGTGAGCACCTGTCCCTTGTCGATCAGGATACCGACTGCCATCGAAAGTTCTCCCGGCTTGATTGCTCCATCAGCGATGATCTCCTCGAGGCGCTCGACTCCCATCGCCGCCACCTTCAACGCACGTGCACCTAGTTCCTTTCTATGTGTGTCAATAGTGGAACCCTCGCGGTTCATCACCGCTTCGATCGTCCGGTGGTGCAGGCCGGTGAGACGTTTGATCTCTCGGATGCCAGTTCCCTGACCGAGAAGCTGCACCGTGATGCGGTAGAGATCAGGCCGGTGACTCAGCAGACGATCCCCAGTAGACGCTCCGGTGAAAGCCGGAGATCCAACCTTTTCCAATGCCATCTCCTCCTCAGAAAAAAGAGAAGGCGGCGGATTTGATTCTTTGGAAATCATCACATTCTCGACCTGTAGATACCCACCAAAAAAAAGAAGAGGGCGGCGTAAAGGGATGCCTGAAGGAACTCGTGACTCATGCCAGGCGAGAGTTGATGAATTCCTCGATCGCGGATTCCTTCACCCGCTTGTCCTTAGCGGACAAAATAAGCACCGGACCGAACTCGCCGCGCTTGATGTAGTTGGCAACCGTGTGAATATGAACGGAAAGCCGGTTAGCAACTTCTCGTGTCGTAACCCAGCGATCCGGTTTACCCTGGGCGCTCATTTGCCACCTCCTACCGTGGAACGGATGCGCGGCTCAGAGCCTGAGAATGGGCATGGCTTCTTAACATAACCACAGGCACCGAGATACCAGCGCCAGATGCGGGCGATGAACTTCATGGCAGCACCTCCGCGGTTGACGACCGGCCGGTGACGAGCCACCGATGACAGCCGCGCCAGATAGCACGGGCCTCATCACGATCGGAAGTCATGCACCTCAGCGACCCGTCGACGGTGATTTTATAAAAAAAAGAAACGCCCGAATGCAGGGCGGCCAGCAGCGGACCGGGAGCAACCTTCTCGAGGAGGAGACGAGAGCGGCCACGCTTGATCTCGAGAGAAATGATCTCGCGGCGCATGGTATTAACGGCGGAAGCGGGTGATTAGGAGAGCGAGCATCTCAGCGAATTCCTGACGGCCGATGAAGAGCACCGCGGTGGTGACAGCGAGGAGCAGGGCGATCATGCGACCTCCTTCTGGGACTCTTGCGACTCATTAACAGACTCCCCAGCGACGCGCTGAGTGATGATCTGACGAATGATCGTCGAGCGGTTGGTGCATTGTTGTTTCGCCTGCTCGTCGAGCCACAGAACTAGGTCCTGTGGGACTCCGGAGGCCGCGATGGTGGTCGTGTTGGGCATAAGGGTTTTGCTTACTTGGAAACCTTTTACAGACTATCACAGAATCATGCAACAAAATCTTTCACAGATTTTCACAGGTTACAAAATAAAGACTTTCAATGTCTTTGAAAGGTGCGATGGTAAAGATGTGAAAGAACCAAAAAAGCGAGTTCTGGGCAAAGATTCGACACAAGTAGGTTTCTCAATAGAGAAAGACCTGGTGAGCCGGATCGACCACCTTGCCCGCCGGGACTGCATCAGCCGATCCACCTGGATGCGCGAGGCACTTATTCATGCCTGGAGAGAGGCCCAAGAGTTCAAGCGCACCCCACTCCACGGCTACTTGACCACACCCATGGAGCTACCACCCGCACGGGTGGCTGAAGAGCCCCCGCAAACCAAGAAATCGCGGTCGAAAGCCTGACTGGCCGTTATACATATAGCATCGACCTGATAGATCACAAGCTAATCCATTTCAAAATCACATGAAGAAAGACCTTATTTTCGGAGCCATCGGCATATTCCTTGGATGGCTCATTACCACCGAAATGAATCACACAGGGAAATATCAAGTCGTGGATGTCATCCATCCTAATCATCAAATTCACCAGACCTACCTGCTGAACACACAGACCGGACAAATCCAGCAACTTGTCTACGGCCTCAGCGGCAATATGTATTGGGCTGCAGCAGAGGCAGTCAGCGAAAAGGAATACGACAAACGCTACACCAAATGAAAACTCTCCTCGCACTCCTACTCTGCACCTGCGCAGCCGTTGCGCAGATGCCACAGACCATCACCACCTACGGCAACAACAGCTGGCCCCAGACCACCGTCATCACCCCGACTTATAACGGCTACAATTACACCGTTTGGAATGCCGGGCCACGATCCGGATCATGGGGAGGGGTCACGGCCGCGCCAGGCACCACCGTCAGTGCAACCGTCACCCCTCGAGGTGAAATAGTGCCCATCGTCACCCCGAAGGCCGATCCGCTTGTAGAAATGGCCACCGTTTCAGCACCAGCATACAACCTGCCCATCATGCCCCCGATCCCGAGAAGGGCACCCACGGCCACGACCAAGGAAGCAAATAAAGAAATCCCCCCACCAGCGAACTACAACAACTTCGGCAAATATGCCTGGCTGCACAACCAACTCACTAGCGACTGCATGAAACAGTTAGCCATCGACTGGAAGCGCGACACCGGCCTCGATAAGGACGCACGAATCGACACCCACGCATTGCTCGGATACCTGCGTCTTTGGGTGCGATCACACCCCGGATGCCTGAGCGGAAACGTAGCAGGAAACGTATCACCAACCCCCCAAAAGAAGAGAACAGGGAATTACGAATGAGATGCTCTACCGACTGAGCTAAAGCGGCGATACTCTGTAAAATCCAACCATCAGATGATTCCACTCTGATTGTACCCCAGTTGCTACGATACAAGACCGCACAACACGAAGCAAAGAAGCACTTGCCAGAAACGTAGCAAAGACGTAGCATTTGGTCAGCATCTCACAAATCGCACAGCAAAATCCCAAAATTGCTACAACCCCACAGAGTAAAATCCCATGAGCCTTGCAACCAAAACTGATACGATCCTGAATCATCGGGGCGAAAACTACACCCTCTGGCAGCGCGGCGGCAAGTTCTATCTCCGCCTCACCCGGAATGCCCGACCGATCTGGAAGAGCCTCCGCACCACCCAGAAAACCGCAGCCGTCGAACGCGCCAAGAAGGAGCTTGATGCTCTTGAAAAGAACGACTGGAAGCCCGCGGTGAAGGTCGTGGCTCCCAAGCGGACTGCTACGTTGGGAGAGATCCTTGAGGCCTTCCGCACGAGCGGAGCCCAGACCCTACTTAGCCCGCGATCCATCCGTCAGTATGCCGGGAGCCTCGAGGAGCTGGTCAGCACCGCCACCGGGAAGGAGTACAACCCCGCAACCTCCGGCGCCATCCTCACCGAGGAGCTCATCCGCAAGTACATGGCCGCGTGCCGGGCGATCAATCCCGAGACCGGAGAGCCACGGCGCCCCGACCACAGCATCCAGAGCTCCATCACACAGGCGCGGTGCGTCCTCCAGGAGAACTTCTCAGACATCTACCGGCACCTCGTCATGCCCGAGCTCACCGGCTTTCGGGCCAAGAAGAGGTTCAAGAAGAAGAATGTCGACGGATTCGTCCCGCTCGACCGGCAGACCGTCATCGACATGGAGGCCGCCGCGCACCGGCTCTGGGAGATCAGGGAGGCCGTCTGGATTCCATACGCCATGATGAGCGTGCTGGGGCTGCGCAATGGCGAGGTGGAGAAGGCCACCTGGAGCGACTTCGAGGAGCGGACCGTCTACGGCATGGATGGGAAGCCCCGGCTCTCGCGCACCTTCCGGGTCCGGGCCGACTACGAGGAGGCGATCACCGGCGAGATCGAGGTGCCGGATGATCTGTGGGAGAAGCTGCAGCCCTACAAGGAGGAGGCGACCACCGAGTACGTCTGCCCGGGGAAGAACAAGACCGAGCGCGCCCAGGTCTGCGACAGGAACATCAACCGCTTCGTCGAGAGATTCATCAAGGACCGGCAGAAGGTCTCCTACGAGCTGCGGAAGTGGGCCGGATCCATTGTCGCGACGAAGCACGGCATCTACGCCGCCCAGCGATTCCTGCGTCACCGCAGCGTGACGACCACCGAGCGCTACTACGCCACCTACCTGAAGGGACAGAGCGCCGCCTCAGCCAGCGATCGTGCCGAGATTTACGGGCTCCCCTGACATGAATCGACTCAATACAAAAGACCCCGCGGTTCAATTCTTGCTCGCAGAATTGGAAGAGTTGGAGAAACAACGAAGGCATCTCTTGATCCAGTGCCAGCGAATCAGAAAGAAGCTCGACGCCATGCGCCGGAGAGGGACTCGAACCCTCATACCCTCCAAGGGGAGGGATCTTGCCCATTAAATCACCCGGTCTTGAACTGGTAGTGAGCTATGACGCGCAGGGTGTAGCCGCCGGTGTCGATTTTGAACTTCTTGCTCGAGGCCTTGCCTGCCGCGAGGGCGTGCTGGATGAGTCGACGGGTCTGGGATTCACAGAGATTCCATTCCTCCTGGAGCACCTTGGAGGTGAACCATCCCGGCGGCACCGTGTCGGGCTTTTGATAGACCCTGACTTCCTCGAGGCGCGGTGGTTTTATTGTTGTTGCTTTCATGAGAACTTTCCGGTGAGGGATCCCAGGAGCGACTTGCCGCCGATGATCGGAATGTTCAGGTGGAGGAACTCTCCCGAGCGGCTCGCCAGTTGCAGGGCCCAGCCATGGGTCCACGAGACGGGATTACCATGTTGCCAGAGGGGTTGGAGTTCACAGAGACAGCCGGGATTCCACGCCTTGATCTGGCCGGTGTGGACCGGGCGCGCGCTGGAGGACTGCTCCCGGTGGGTGTGGCCGAAGACCACATTTCCGGCAAAGTTGTTCAGCGTCACCGTCGTGGCCTGCTTGGAGGTGGATGTCCCGTGGGTGAAGTAACACTTTCCCTTCCGGATCGTGCCAGGGAGTGGGAGGTCATCGTAGAACTCAGCCTGCCGGTAGTAGGAGATGCCGCGCTCCTTCAGCTTGAGCAGGAACTCGGGGGCAAAGGCCCGCCTCAGGAATTCCGCATCCTTCGAGTTACGGAGTGTCTGGGTGATGGCCCACTGTTCGATCCGTCGTTCGTGATTTCCCTCACAGTATTCCACCCTCGCACGGGGTGCCGCGGCCTGCAACGCATCGAGGAAGGCATTGGTGGCGGCGATGTCGGCCTCGTAGGTGTAGGCGGATTCCGCAACGAATCCCATGACATGATGCTGGGCTAGGAATCCCCCGCAGTCGACATGGTCGCCCAGGAGGATGACCTCATCCGGATCCAAGGCCTTGATGTCGCCGAGGCAGGCGGCCAGAGCTCCCTTGTCCACCTTGGCCCCGTGGGTGTCGGGGATGATGACCCGGACGATGTCATCCTTTCCCCTGCGGGTAGGATTGGCCGGGGTAACGGCACGGGCCTTGGGCGTGTGGAGGTGACGGTCGAGGGTGGCGGCAAGTTTGGCCTTGGAGGCCTCGCTGGCCTTGAGTTGCTCCTTGAGCCGGGCGAGCTCGGCCGTGAGAGATGCCGCCTCGAGCTCACCGCGGAGAGACTTGGGGGATGGGGGGCGGGGCATGGGAGAGGGGGAAAATTATGAAGGATGAAGGATGAATGATGAAACTAGGTCACTGAATAGGCTTCCCATTCTTCTCCAGAACCTTGGCGTGCTTGGCGTCAAAGATGACAAAGTTTCGCGTGCCAGGAGCATCATAGTTATCAAGCCAACTCAATGCCGCCTCTCGTGTATTGAATCTTGGACTTACCTCAGATCGATCCGGGCCCCAAACCACATATTCATTAGGAGTCGCAAGACCCACCCTGTAATTGTTTTCTTTTCTTGAGAACTGATCCAAAAACTGAATCCCTTTGATCCCTTTACTGGCTAAATAATCAGAAGCATATCGGCCTCTAACTTTGGGGATTTCATAATAAGGAGCAATTTTACCATTATTCACAAGTAAATTGTAAATGGCTTGCCCTGTAGTCTCTGGACCAGCAAACAACATCCCGGGGGAATCTTTTAGTTGAGATTTTACAAAATCACTTTGTTTGCTCAACGGCTTATCCCAATCTAAAAGCTCATGAGGTTCAGCGTCGAAGTGAGCCTTGTAGATATTGCCGGGCTTCAGCTTCTCTTCCATCAGGCGATCATACTCCGCTTTTGCATCTCGTCCCTCCTGAGTAGCAAATTCATCTTTTCCGAAAACCCTTGGCTGGCGATCCATGATCTTGGAAAGCTCCGACATTCTCGCATTGATTCCATCGATACGCTCCTGACCTTTTACTTGTTGGCCATAGACTTCGGCAACTGACCTATTTTCGGCACCATACAATCCGTGGCCGTAAGTCTGATTTCCTTCCCCAGTGCCAATCTTGTTAGAGTCAAACTGAACAAAATCATGCGGTGACCCGTGCCAGAAATCCGGCATCATGTTGTTGTTCACCTTGAAATAGTCGAAATGGAATCCCTGCAGGGGTTGGCCGTAGGTGGGTGATCCCTTATCCTGGTCGACCACGCGGTTCATATCCTCGATGCGGTCCATGCGGAGGCGGCGGACGACACCCTGGGGGCCGAAGTTGGCGGCCAGCGGGTTGATGTTGCGGTGATTCTTGGAGAAGGAGGTCAGCAGGGCATTGATCTCGTTGCGCTTGCCGATCCCGATGGCGTTCTCCGAGGGGAGCCCCTGCTTGTGGTTGGAGAGGTAGGTCATCAGCGACTGATGGACGGCCGCCGCGTCGTTGTTGTGGTGGGGGAGTAGGCCCTCGTTGACCCCCTTGAGGACATTCCGCTGGACGGCCGAGTCATCGATCGTGTGGGCGAGGAGATGGCCCTGGGAGGAGACCGAGTACTCAAAGGGCTCCCAGAAGTTCCTCGTGATCGATCGGATGTTGCCGAGGTTGATCACCTTGTAGGTTCCGGTCTCCCCGGTGCCGACGCGGTTGACTTTCATCCGGTAGACGCCACCCTGACCGGCATCATTACGGAACGTATTAGCAATCGACTGGATCCATGGGCCGAAATGCTGGAGTGCCCCCATTGTGGCCGGGAGTTGGGAGCCAGAGATGACCCGCTTCCCGTCCACCATGCGCGGGCCGAGGACCGGGTCGTTCTTGGGTCGGAGGGCGGTGCCGACGGCGGCGGCGAGCTGATCCTTCCGAAGCTGGTCGGTGCGGCGGATCTCATCCTGGGACTTGAAAGTGACCGTCCCGTTGTCATTGCGCAGGAAGTCGTTTTCGAAGACACCCGGACGCCCGGGGACGGGGCGGAGGTTGACTAGGTTCGACCTCGCCATGTCGTAGGGCGATCCCGAGGGGGCGATCTGGGTGCCCTCGACCCTGCGGGCACCGAGGTCGATGCCGTTGAGCCACGAGTCGTAGGAGCTGACATAGCGGGCGAGCTGCTTGGAGAGGGCAGGTGAGGAGCCGACCAGTGGATTGTCACGGAAGATCGAAGAAAGCGATCCCGTCACCTTGCCGGTTTGCGGATCGATCGAAACCCCTTGGGCGGCAAGCGCCCTGGCATTGTGAACGAGGATCGAGCGGGTGGCCGCGTCGGGATCGACATTGGCCGGGAGCCCCTTGCGGATCGAGTTCACGTCGACACCGGCCTGATTCATCTGCTCGGCGAAGACCTCATCCCGTGCCCAGTCAAGGGGATGCTCGTCACCGGCGGCGAGACCATTGTCGGAGAGTTGCTGGACACGTTGGGAGATCCGATCCTCGAGGGGCGGGAAGGTGGGGAGAGGTTGACCGGCAGCGGCGGCACGCTGGCGGAGCGAGGACTCCTCGGCCTCGACCTGCGCTTTCGCATACTCGCGGGCGCGGGACTCGATCCCGTCATCGCCGTAGAGCTGCTGGATGAAGTTGCGTGCGTCCGAGCGCTGGGCGCCGTCCATGACATTGGAGGCGAGGATTGCATGGCCGAGCCCCTCGTGGATCTCGGCTGGGTGAGCCGCATCGAGGTTGATGAAGACACGGGCACGTTGCCCTGGCGTGCCATCGACGAACCATCCTGCGCCACCACGGCCACCGAGTGCCGCCACATTGGCCGAGAAGTCGGTGCCATCGAGGGGGACCACATCGGCGGGAGCGATGCCCGGTTGATTGGAGAGGGCGGTGCCGACCTGCTTGTCAAACTCGGCGGCACCGAGCGGGATGACATCGGTTCCCTTGAGGGAGAGGAGGCCTTGGATGGCGGCGAGATTCTGGAGGCGACCCGCCGGGAGCTGAGCCACCTTGGACACGTCACCACCGGCAAGCTGGGTATCGGCGAGGAATCGGGCAATGTCTTGATTGCGCTGGCGGGCCGAGTTGCCCAGGACACGGGAAGCCAGACCACCGACCGCTCCGAATCCGAATCCGGCCCCGACATTGGCCCCGGCCTGTTCCTCATCCTGACCGAGGGTCAGGGGGAGCATGGCGAGCGATCCGGCGATGCCACCCTCGACCGCTGATCCGGTGATTCGGGAGGCACCGGTCAGGATGGGATTGTTGGCCTTGGCGGCGAGTCGGCGCACCCAGGCGGGATAGGAGGTTGAGTTGGCGATCCGGGAGGGAGTCGAGTCGATGGCACCGGTTCCACCCGTGGCCACGGCATCACCGGCCGCCGTGCGGTAGGCCGCGGGGATGGCGGGATTGGCCGCGATGGCACCGAGGGCATCCTGGCGGAGAGGTCCCATCACATCGGAGGCCTCGCGCAGGATGGTCCCGGTGACTTGAGCACCTTGGCCGATTGTGCGGACGACGGCGGCACCCTTGCGCAGGGCGAGATAGCCGAGGACCGGCTTCATGGCGCTCCACAGGGGATTCCCCCCATCCTCATTATGGGAAGCGGCACTCCACCCTGTCAGACCGAGGGCCCCCGTTCCGGCGGCTCCCAGCACATCGGCCCCGTCGTAGATTTTGTCGCCGATCTTGACCGAGGGGATGACGGCATTGACCCGGTCGATGGCGGCCTTGGCCACATTGTCGATGGTATCATTGGCCACGATGGTCATGTTACCGAGGCCCTGCATCACGCGGCCGGAGGCATACTTGACCATGTTGCCGATTGGCACCTTGGAGATCAGGGCACCGGCCGCACCGGCGATCTGGTTCTCAGGGGCCGCAGCTATGGCCGAGAGCTCGGTCAGATCCTTGAGCGGGGCCGTGGCTGGATTGTTAAAGGAGGCGGCGAGAGCCTGCTGGACAAGCTGACCTGAGGAGTCATCGGGAGCAGCCAGCGAAATAATCTGAGGAACCGAGCTGACGGTGGGATGTTCGATCTCCCGCTTGAAGGCATTGTTATCGAGATAGTTTCCGTAGCCCGCATCGGCCCCGGCCTTGATCTGCTCGGGTGTGGCATTGACCAGTCCTGCATCGGCCGATCCATCAACAAGGCCTTGAAATCCTTGTTTGGCTTGTTTGTAGAGCAGTTTGGTATTCATCCCGGCATTGCGGACACCTTGAAGCCAAGAATTGGCCACAGCCGTTTCATGTTCGAGCGTATTGATGGCATCCTGGCTGGAATCCCCCGTCGGCTTGGGATAGTTCATCAGATCTTTGATGCCGCCGTAGGTGGTCTGAATGAGTCCACCGATGCCACCGGCAATGTTCCCAGCAGCCGATGACCAGAACCCCCCTCCGAGCCGTTTGCGGGCGGCCATGGCCGAGTCCCACTGATCGCGGGTCAGATCGACCGAGGGATCGTTCAGCGAGTCGGCCTCGAGGTGGTCGAGTTCCTGGGTGGAGAAGGTCTTGGGCTGGGTCGGACCGAGTCCGGTCGGGGCGTAGGGACTGGGGGAGGAGGGGCCAGCAAGCGGGGAGGCCGGAGCCGTGGCCGCGTAGGCGTCATTGATGTCACCGGCAGCCTTGGACTGATCCTCCATGGCCGAGATCTCGGCATCGCTGAAGGTGGGGCCGTCGGGTGGGGCTGAAGGCCGGGGTGGGGCCTCCGGAGCCGGGGCCATGGCATTCAGATCCGCATCGCTGACGATGTCGCCGATGGCCATGGGCTTACTGGATCTGCTTCCACTGACCGTTTCCGAGCGACTGGAAGGTTCCGCGACCAGGGATCGTCTTGATCACGGGGGCGGATGCAGGAGCCGAGGAGGGAGCAGTCGGGGCGGAAGGGGATGCCGGGGTGTAGGAGAATTGCTTGAGCAACTCCTGATTGACGCCAGGCATCCGGGCGACCTGGGCCTGCTTGGCGGCGATGGCCCGGTCGAGGATCGAGGAATAGGAGGAGATCGCGGCGCGGTAGTCTTCCGGCGACTGGGAGCGCTTGAGCCGGTTGACGGAGTCCTTGACCGCCATGGCTTCCTGCTGGGTGATGCGGAAGTTGAGCGGGCTGCCGGGGACGGCCGACTCGTTCTTGATCTTGTTGATGCCGTCGATGAGCTTCTGGCCGTCGATCTGGTCGAAGTACGATTTGAGGTTGCGCTGTTGATCCGTGATGCCGGGGTTGTATTGACCGGCCGCCCCCACCATCGAGGGGAGCGCCGGGTGATTGGCGATGGCCTGCAAGTTGTCGCGCTGGGATTGGAGCTCGGCGATCTGGCCTGTGGCCGTATCCATGGCATTCTGTTTTGCCAGTTCTCCTTGGATCACCTTGGACTGACTCTCGGCAGTCTGGGCTTGCAAGTTCTGGTCCTTCATCCCCTGGGTCGAGATCTCATGCTGGAGCTGCTGGAGCTTGAGCTGCTTCTCGGGGTCCTGCTGCTCCATGCGCTTGATCTGCATGGCGTTGAACCCCTTCAGGAGTTCCCTGTGAGAAGCCATGTCGATCACCGAGTTCGGGCCGATCCCTCGCTCGGAAAGATATTGTTGCCAGTCGGTGAGCTTGGGCTGCTGCGGTTGTGAAGATGCGGATGGAGAGTCCTGCGCAGGCGCAGGAGCGCCGCCGTAGGTATTGGCCGCGCCGGTGTTGGGTGGGAGGTTGAGCGGGGAGCCGTCGGCTGCCGTTGCTGGTTGATCTGGACCCGTGGTAAAGCCATTGGGATCACTGGGAGGAGGCACACCCATCATGGCGAGCTGGTTGGCACTGACCTGATCCATCTGGGCCTGCGGGGCCGGAGTCCCCATGAGTTGGGCCAGCAGGGCGGGATCGACCTGGTCGGGAGTCAGGGAAGGCGCAGACGGGGCCGCCCCGGAAGACATGGCATAGAACTGCTGGAGATCTTCGGGGGAGACATTGGCCGCGGCCTGAGTCAGATTTGGCGATCCCATGGAGGGCTGGTAGCCCATGAGGGCAAGTTCCTCGGCGGTCATGGATTATTGGGAATTATCGTCGGAGAGACCCCCACCTGAGCCAAGCCCGCCCGGGGCCGAGGTGCTGTCCCATGGCCTGATGCCTGTATTTTTGATCGTGGATGCATTGTTGAGCTTCTGTTGACCCAGACCCATTATCATGGCGTAATGGTCGGCCGTGGTCTTCTGACCGATCATTTGAATCATGTTTGGAGCAATAGTAACTTTCTGTTGCCATGGAAGCGCGTGGATCATGTCGACCGCTTTCGAATCGATGATGCCCATCTTGTGAGCCAGATCGACGGTTGCATCGGCCGAGGCGGCTTGCATCTGCAATGCGCTGATCTTGTCCATGGCGCCAGAGATGCTTTGCCCCGCCTGACTAATGCCAGCTCCCAGCCCTTGGGAGAGGGCTTTTGCGCCCTCCAGGTTGCCAGCTGCTTGGATTTCGCCGGAGCGGTCTTGGACAGTGGGGTTGTAGCCGAACATAGGAAAAGGAGAAGAGGCTAAAGACTGAAAGCTGAAGGCTGATGGCTGAAGGGGGAGAGCACGGAAGAAGAATGCCGCATGGGGAGAGCATAGGACACCGAAGCGGTGAGCTTAATGGGGGACTTGACATTGTTGGCATTGGAGCGGACACACTGCCGGTGATCTACGACTGCCAGAGCTGCGGGGCTTGCTGTGCCCACAAGTGGAGCTGGCCGGTGCTCAGGCGTGACCGGAGTGATGCGGCGGGAATTCCCCCGGAGATGGTTCGGGAGGATTACCCACTGCTCAGGACGGTGAGCAATCGGTGCGTGGCACTGACGGGAGAGGTCGGTGTCTCGACCGGCTGCTCGATTTACGGGGCCAGACCGGCCGCGTGCAGGGCATTTACGCCGGGTTCACTACTCTGCCTTGAGGCACGAGCTAGTGCCGGGCTCCCCGCTTGATGACCTTCAGCCTTCAGCCCTTCCTGCGCTGTACCCGCAAAGCGGCATCTCAAGGCGGACCCAGGGCGCGGAGGCGCTCACATTATTCACCTGGCATTTCAGCTTAGGGCACCAGACCACATCGGCCTGATCAGGATCGAGGCAGGCCGTGCAGGTGCGGTAGTAGTCGGGGTTTCCCACCTTCTCATTGGTGAGCACCGCCATCTCCCCATCGACCCGTCCATAGCGCAGCGGATCGAGCGGCACCTTGTGGATCTCGCAGTAGGTGAAGACATCGGCATCCGTCCACTCCCGCAGCGGGTAGAGGGCCGAGGGACAGAGCGGGTGGGTCATCATGTCGAGTGCCAGCGGCACCTTTCCGGAGCAGGGATCCTCATCCGAGGATTTCTGCCCGTGGAAGACCGCATCCCAGGGGAACTGCATCCCGCCGGTCGGCCTACTCAGCCAGTCGACCCCGCACTGGAATGGCTCCCCGGCACGGGGTTCCTCCGTGCCTCGGGCCAGCCACATGGCGAAATTGCCGAGCTGGAAGCGCTGCATGATGTCGATCCGGCCATTGCCCCGGTTGAGGCCCAGCTCCGAGGGAGGAAAGTCGTAGAGGGTCAGATTCCATTCTGCGGCCAGCTTCTGGGTGTAGGAGAGGCGGCCGCGCTGCCAGGGTTCTTGCCAAGTCACGCACGGGAGGTCGTGGCCGAGTGAGCGGATCAGGTGGAGGAGTACCGTCGAGTCCTTACCACCCGACCAGAGGATGCAGGGATTCTTGTAGTGCCGCAGCCAGTCTGCGATCAGCTCCCGGCTCCGCTGCAACTTATGAGTGAACATTAAAGAGCCGAGGCAATCATAAATGACCCACCCAGCGCTCCTGCCGCCCCCATGGCGCTCCCTCCGAGGCCGCCGATCAGCTGACCATTGGCCGCGGTTCTGGATGCACCGAGTGCGGCGTTGTTGTTGGCCCAGGAGTTGTAATTGCTGGCGGCCATGTTGGTGTTGAAGGAGGCGACATTTCCAGCCATGTCGAGCGCGCTGTTGTAGGTGTTGCCGATCATCTGGCCGGTCTGACCGTTGATCGTGGTGCCAAGATTGACCCCGACACCAAGGGCGCGTTGCATCGGGTCGAGATTGACCAGGGCACTAGCGCCTCCATAGCCGAGCTGCGCGGCATTTTGGTAAGCGCCACCGGCCTGACCGTAGATGTTGGCCGTATTGCCTAGGAGATTTCCCGCCGTCGTCGCACGGTTGTTCATGGACGACTGCATGAGCTGATCGGCCCCGGCGGCGGCCTGCTGGCGCTGCTGGAGTCGGGCCTGACCGTACTGGTAGCGGTTGAGCAAATCGGCGGCGGCGGCAGAGCTGCCTGTGCCCAGGCCGCGTGAGGACCATGCGGAAGAGGCCTGTTGGGAGGCCGCCCGCTCCTCCTCGGGGTTGAGCCGTGATCCGAGGGCGAGATCGCTGGCCGTCTGGTCGTAGAGGTTCTGCTCGATCGAGGTGGGACCCGCCAGCGCCCGTTGCTGGGCTTGCTGGGCGACGAGATTGGAGAGATCGCCCAGACCATTGATCCGGTTCCCGGTATCCATCAGGGCCCCCGTGCCCTGAGTCATCGTCCGGTTGATGACATCGTCGGCCCGCTGGGTGTAGCTGTTCCCGGCGGTGGTTCCGGTGGGAGTGGCCTGCAGAGTGGTCGTCGTGACGGCATTTTTGCCATTGCCTGTGGTGACCGTGGTGGGGGTCAGGTTGTACTGCTGGGAAGGATCACCGGAAAGCAGGGCAGCCACGTTGTTGACCTGGCCGAGTGCCTGCTGGGAAAAGAGCGGATTGTACTGGAGTTGCTGTTTGGCGAGCTGGGGATAGGCCTTGATCTCGGCCTGCATAGCCGCGTTCATGATCGACCCATAGTCGAGGGGTTGTGCTTGTGCCGGTGCTGGTCCGGCTGAACCTGATTGTCCGCCCATAATTTTAGGTAGTTAGACTGAAGGCTGAAGGCTGAAGATGGGAGTTGGGGAGAACTTTAGTCGCCGGGCCATGCGAGCCCAGCGGTAGGCATGGATTCTGAACCCGTTGTTCCTCCGGAAGAGAATCCAGTCGTGCGGACGCGGTGCGATCTGCATGAAGAGGCAGAGCGGAGCTCCCTGAGAGACGGCCAGTTCGAGGAACCAGGCGTTGTGCAAAGGCTGAAGTCTGAAGTCTGAAGTCTGAAGGATTGCCCGAGAGACCGGATCCCACGAGACCTCCGAGGCCAGCAGGAAGGCCGACGGGGAGGAGTAGACCAGCCCACAGGAGAAGTGCCAACCCAGCCGCGTCTCGAAGGGTTCGGTCGAATGCTCCTCCCACCATGTGCGTGCGGTCTCCCATGCAAACATCAGTTTCCGAAAACGACAAAGGAGGTAGCTGCCGCTCCTTCTCGTACGGTTGGGGCAGCAGTTGTTGCGTCGTAGCTCGTAATTACAAACGAAGCGGTCGTCTGGCTTGAGACGTTCCAAACAATCGGCCTGTTGTTCCCCACTCCTCCAGTGACAATCACGCTGTAATAGGCATCCGGCTGGGCGGATGAGAATGTCACCGTGAACGTGCCTGTGGCTGTACGAGAAACGGAACATCCAAACGAACTCGGCGTGACAGTTCCTGAGCCAGTTCCCGTCCCGTCAAATCGTGCCCACGCATTGGCCGTGATCTTTGCCAACGTGGAGGTTGATTGAGCCGCCGATGCGGTGGCCGCATTGCCCGAACAGGAGGATGCCGTGGTGGCCGTGGTGGCCGTGGTGGCCGTGGTGGCCGTGGTGGCGCTCGTAGCATTCCCGTTTAGTGAGGCCGTGATCGTCCCCGCCGAGAAATTCCCGCTCGCATCCCGTGTCACGATGGCCGAGGCCGTGTTGGCGCTGGTGGCCGTGGTGGCGCTGTTGGAAACCTTCCCAGCGGTGGCAATGGTGGCCAACTTGGTGTCGGCGATGGCTGCAGCCGCGTCGAGGTCGGCATTGACAATCGCGGTCACGGTGGCTAAGTCCGCCAGGTTATTGAGTTTGGCAGGGGTGACGGTCTCGTTGTTGACGAAAGTGTAGCCGGGGGTGACGTTGGCCATTAGGGGAAAAGGATGAAGGATGAAGGATGAAGGATGAAACCCGTCAACATGGAGGAAGGATAAGGCACCGACACCCCCAGCTTAATGGGGGAATTCAGGAGCGAGGGATGAGACCTGAGCTTTCAGCCTTCAGCCTATCACGACTCGGTGCGTGCGAGTCGTGATGTGTCGGCCGGGATTGTGGCGTCGGCGGAGACGGCTCGGATGGTGGGCCGCCCACCGCTGGTGGTGACGGTCAGGTCGAGGTAGGTGCCGGGACGGCGGATCGGGGCGCGAATGGTGTAGTCATTGTCCACCCCGGAGTTGGTGACCGTGGCAATGTGGGTCGTGTTGTCCGGATCGGTCGTGACCGCAGCCACATCGACTGTGGTTCCGGCAGGCAAGTAGGCCGAGACCGCCACATTTCCCAGGCGCTTGCGTGCAAGCTGTCCGTAGAAGTAGCGGCGTGTCGTGATGACGCCACTGACCGTCGCTTGGGCACTGCCGGTGCCGGTGTCGTCACTGGAACTGTCATACTCCTCGAGGAGAAAGACCGCCCCGGTATTCGACGCTACAAAGAGGCGGCGGGTCGTCCCGTAATCACTGACCACAAGCCGGTCGAGGGCGGGGAGATTGGTGTCGACCGATTCCCATGCCTCGTTGAGCTGGTTGTAGATCAGCAGGGTGTTGGGCGAGGTGGCATTGCCGGTCGGGACCGCCAGATAATAGCGGTTGTTGAAATAGACCGCATTGGAGGTGCCCACGGCCGATTGGTTGATCGTTGAGAAGATGTCTGCAATCGGCTCGGAAAGCGGAAGCGTGTTGCCACGCAGAGCCAGATCGATCTGGCTATTGTCGAGTCGGTAGACGCCCTGATCGGCTAGGAAATAAATGTAGGTTCCGGCCGTGGCCACCGTCATCCTGGCCGCGCACCCGACCTCATTGGTCAGGAGCTCAAGACTGGACTGGGCCGTATCGATGGAGACACCATCCGCCGCCAGCACAAGCGTCCCGAGGTAGATGCTTTTGCGAAGGAAAGCGACAAGCTGGCGGTTGGCATAAGGATGAAGGGCGACCAAGTAGTCGTTGGATCCCGTATTAGTCCGGAATCCCTTGAGCATCGGATCGTAGGTGTCGGGATCGAGCACGTCGGAGATGAGCAGGGTGTCGCGGCTGTTGCAGATCACGACCTGATTGTTATAGTAGGCGCAGATGCCATTGGTCGGGGAAACCATCCGCGAATAGGTCGGGCCGAGTGGGGAGGTTCCGGTCGGGACGCGGGCGAATTCGGAAGTGACCCCATCCCAGACGAGCGGGAATTGCACCCGCTGGGCAAAGAGACTGGTCGAAGTGTTGGCCGAAGTGGCACTCGGCACGGCCACCGTGAAGGTCGTGGTGGTCGGCACCGTGGCAATGACCGCGTCGAGATTGAACCCGCTCTGGTCACTTCCCGACAGTCGGACCACCTCGCCGACCGCGTAACCATGGGCAACAGGTGTCGTCACCGTGGCCGTGCCGCTGGATTGGGTGATGGAAGTCACCTTCTGCTGAAGGTCGGAGGGCCGCCAGCGGAAAAGGTACAAGCGGTCGAATGCCTGCAGGGTATTGACGATGTCGCCGGGCAGGATCTGCTCGGTGATCGGGGTGACGGGGTAACTCAGACTCAGAAGGCTAGAACCCTGACGGTAGAGGTAGGCGCTCGAAGGCCCGCAAAGCACGATGTATTCGTTGGCGTAGTCGTAGCGGGGAGAGGAGTAGACCCCGGCACCGAAGAGACCGCCCGAGTAGTTGGTGAGCAGGAGCGGCCATGCCCAGGTGATTGTCCCGGGAGGATTGGAGGCCGGTGATCCCGAGACATTGTAGGTGAAGGTCGAAGTACCCGTGATCGTCACCGTGAATTTCCCATTGTAGGCCGAGGCCGTGGCACCGGTGACTCCGGCGATCTCGACATAGAATTGCGAGCCATTGGAGCCTAGTCCATGGGGCGAAGCAGTCGTGACCGTGGCCACATTGGAGGACTGAGTGATCGAGGTCACCGGATCCCCGCCATGAAGAGTGAAGGGGACCGTCACCGGCGTGGATCCCACCGAGATGCCCGCCGCAAGGCGCTTGGCACCCTTGCGGGTCTGGGCAATGCCGCGATCGAGCCGGATATTCTGGGCGACCTGAAGGTAGCCGGAGGGAATGGTCAGCGGGTTGCGGCGGGACTGAATGCCGAGGAAAGCGGTGTCGCCGTCACGGACGATCGGGGAGGAGAGAGGGGAATTACTCACAGGGATGAAGGGGATAAATGGGAATCAGGCCGCGATTTCCCGTTTGAGGGCGTCGATCCGGGCCAGCCACCCATGGAGGAACTTCTCCTGGTCGGGCCGCTCGGCCACCCGCTCAAGGTAACGGCGGCGGGACTTGGCCAGGAACGCCATGGCAAGGCCGTCGCTATCGGGCACCTTCAAGGCTGCCTGCAAGGTATTGGTGCCGATGTCGCCATCGATGGTCAGGTGCGATCCGTAATCATTGAGGGCCAGCTGGACCATCCGGGCAACGGCCCCCACCCCCTGATTCACCCCCTGGGCAAAGAGGACAATGGCGAGTGGCGGCGGGAGCTCCGAGCAGCGGAGTGGCTGCCAGTAGGCATGGAGATAGGTCTGAGCGACCTCATGAGGAAGGGGGGCCGCGTAGTTGAACTCAGGGTGGGATCGCTGATCGATCCCGGCAAAGGTCAGCCCACCGGCATCTCCGGCCACGTTCTCGTTGCGGATCGTCACCCCGTCATGCAGGAACTCGCATTCGGCCTTGAGCACCCATGCGAGAGCCTTGCGGAAGTTGGCCGTCTGGTCGGCGGCGGCGGCGATGATCTCGGCGATTGTCATGGGAGGGGGAAAGGCTGAGGGCTGAAGGTTGTTAGGCTATTAGGACTGAGGGGGCTGCTCTCCAAACTTGCTTCCCAACTTCGCAGCGGAAAGGGAGCCAATCGTGACCGAGAGGAGGTTGGTCAGGTTGGGCCCGAGATCGAAGGGCTCATGGGTCAGGATGTGACGCACCACGCAGTAGATCACCACACCCACAATCACCGACACGATGCAGAGCAGGGCCACCCGCACGCTGGAAGGCGTGGCGTTAGCTTCCGAAAGCACTCGCTTGATCCATTCGGTCATTTCAGGTTTCGGGTTTCATCCTTTTCCCCTATGGGATCAAACGGCTGGCCGCGTGCAGGAGGAATCGCCCGGCCGAGTAGGCGGCGATCCCGACCCCGAGGTAGAGACCCCCGGCGGCAAGGAAGGACCAGGGGGCTGGAAAGTTCCTCAGGATCTCACCGGCAACCATGGTGCCGATCCAGAAGGAGACGGCGGCCGCAAAGAGGATCAGGATGACATCCCGCTCGCGGGCATTGTTGTGAGCCTGCAAGTGCCACTTCTCGGAGGCGGCCACGGCGGCATTGCGATCCTCGACGGCGGCATTCAGTGACTTGGTCTGGGCATCGACCTGGGTGGCATAGGCGATGAGTCCTGCCTGTGCTTGCTCACTGGCGGTCTTGGCAGAGCGGAGTGACTCTCTCAGCGCGGCCAGTTGGATCTTCCCATCCTCATCGACATGGGGTGCCAGCTTCTCGAGGTCGGCTGTCGCCGTGCTGACCTCCATGCGGGTGCGCTGGACCGGTGCCGCAACTCCCGAGACTGCCGGAGGGGTGAAGGTCTGCGGCATCTTCGGGTGCGACGCGCACCCGGTGACTAGGCCAAGAAGGGAGAGAAGGAAGAGCCTCATTTGTCGAGTCGTTTTTGGATGGCGACCACATCCTGTTGAAGCCTGTCGAGCATCTGCGTCTTCTGCCCGGCGATGTAGACCGACATGACGATCTGGATCAGCACTGCGGCACCGATCGTCTTGAGCATGGCTGCATTGCCCGAGGCCGAGCGCGCCCGCTCCTCCACGATGGCGCGGAGGGTCGCGATGTCCTCCCTTAGCGCTGAGACCTCATCGGCGCTCATCAGGGAATTAATGTTCCCAGCGGTAGGAGACGGTGGGCGTGCCGGATGAAGCCTGGACGGAGAGGACCGAAGCATCGCGGATACCATTGAAAGTGAAGACCGCGTTGGCCGGGATCGTGATCCCAGCCGAGGATCCGGACTGGGTCACCGTGACGGGGACAGCACCCGTGGCCGTGTTGGAAACGATCACGCGGGTGGCGATTTGGGCAGCCAGGGCGGTAGGCGTCGAGGCATTGGTGACGACGGAGCCGATGCCCGACGACTTCATCTGGGAGTAGACGTTCATGCGGCGAGGATACGACACCGGCAGGTCCAGCTTAATGGGGGAAATGGGCCGAGAGACCTGAACCCCGAGACCTGAGTCAGCGATTGAGCAGATAGGCCAGCCCCACCGCCACCATGACCACCGCGCCGGTGATTTGGGCCTCTTCCAGGATTCCGCGCTTGACCAGCTCGGTGCGGGTCTCGTTGTAGGCGATCTGCATCCTAACTGTGCCGATGTATTTGCTCTCGTTGTGAGCTAATACACGGGCTTTAGCGATTGGATACGCTTTGATGAGGAGCCAGAGGTCGGCTAGGAGTTTTTTCATTGCTTGAAAGAAACGGAGATAGATCCAGTTCCTGATTTTACCTGATTGTAAAGATCAACGTCTGAAGCGTAATACGCTTGGAGTTTTGTGATCTGCTCATCGGTAAGAACTGGCTTGGTGGACGGATCAGTTGAATTAACGACAGGCAATGGAGTTTCCAATCCGAATATTGTTGCCAAAGGATTCAAATCTTTGGAAAAATCGTGGTATATCACTCCGTTTGTATCACCAATTGTTGTTGTCTGTGGCTTAAAATGACGATCTAGCGAACTTGGATTTTGATTGATTAGCCAATCAATGAACTCATCCTGCGTCATTTTATCCTGAATAGAACATAAATTTAATGCGTATGAAGAAACAAAACGATCTATTGGATTTCTAACAATTGCATGAATATCTCCAATAGGAGTATTTGAATATGGAAGGTCTTGCCTTCTTGCCCCTCCAAAATACGTTTGTGATATTAGATTAGTAAATAAGGAAGTGGCATTTCTCAATAAAACAAGATAACTTGTTTTGTTTGGAAGGTTAAGAAATGTTGTCGGTTTTGGAGAAATTCCTATGTTTTCTTTGTCTTTATATAAATTCCCATTCAAATAAAACATCCCAACAGCGGGATAAACAAAAGGATTTTCTTTTTCAATAAAGCAAACCCATTCTCCACCAAGCAGACTTTGACAATATTTAGATCCTATAGATTTAGAAAAATTATCATTTCCATCCAAACAATCAGAATCATCTACCTGAATAGCTTGAGTAAGCAAACCATCTGAATCTATCTGAAAAAAAGTTTGCATTATGTGTAAAAGTTTTGAGTTGTGGGTATTACATAAACAGTATTGCTACCATTTGTAAAAAGAGTAGTTGCAGTCAT